TGTCCAGCAAAATTGATAAAGCCATTTTCCGAAGAAAAGGACTTCGCCAATCCCACCTTAATTCCTAAGTAGGAACATGTTTCCAAATAAGATTTGGCAACATCCTTACCAGCGATAACAATGTCATCACCAAGAACTCGATAGTCATAATACGGATACTTACCAACGAGGAATGCACTAAACTGTACTACAAAATGGTGTAGCAAAGCCAGCGCACCCCAAGAAGATAAGACACCCATAGGCTGACCACGAGCGTACCTCACAGAACTTGAGCGATTTCCGTTCTCGTCTGTGAAGCTCAGTGGGAACACTGTTTCCTTCCCTCTGACAGTTTTCTGCCAGAAAGGCAAGGACCATGTTCGATCACGAAGTAGGGATGTCCACGCTTCGGAGATCTCAGTTCCGAAAAGAGAAGATAACATAAGAGTATACAACACCAAAGGTATTGTATCTGTTGCAGCCTTCAAGTCATAAGAATAAACATCCTTATGACCAAACTCAGCAAAGGATCGAAGTGATCCTTGTTGGTCGAAAGTTGCATCAGACGGCAACATACGTAGTATGTCGAACAGTACCTTATGCATCGGTTTCAGAACACTCTGCGTTAACGCGTCCGGAATGGCGATTACACGTACTTTGCCAGCGGCTTCCTTTATTAGAGAAAGCTTCCCGCCTAACGGGCGGACCACCTTGACTTGTTGGCCCTTTGGGCCCTCAAGTTTAGAGTGAGTGGGAAAGTAGTGTGCAAGAACCTTCGGGTCCAAGTTAACCGAGTCTCCAAAGTCTGACGATAATTTCCAGGCTTCCTTCCATCCGTCATCCAAGACGAACTTCAGCATCTCAACAGCATAAGACTCAATACGAAATCTAAATGTCGTTGCTCCAACAGCATCCATATAACTCACCAAAGGTGAGAGCTTCCATCCCCTCGCCACCCAATAAAGGGTGTCGACCGGATAAGAAGCAATGGACGTTGAATGGTTAGGGCCAGCCGTTGTCGCCAAAAAAGGCTCAGCGGGGGCCAGATCTGAATCTAGAAGTTCAGAAGCTCCCAGGTCAGACAACCAAGACTTGGCCTCCATCTGGAGGAAGAGCTCAAATCTCGTTTTAACGAACTTGAAGTTATAATCTGCACGGAAAGTATTTCCGATTGCGCTAAAAGTAGGAATCTTATGACCAGATTCCAGCGACTTATATATGTACAGAAGAGAACTCCACAGTCGTATCACTGACATGTTGTTGGAACGTATCGCCATGCGAACGCTCTTAGGAAAAGAGGAGGGAAGCCCAGAGCTTAGGCGGATGCGCAGGCCAACGGCCTGCGATGATGTAAGCTTTGTTCCACTAACAAAAGTCTGTAGAACAAAGTACATCACCTTTAGTCTCACGACTAAAGCACCTACGCCCTGAGTTTCGAGAATCCCAATCAAATATTTGATAAAAGAACTCATCTCACTCCTGAACCTTGAAGTTGAACCAAGTCCCACGACTTTCACGTAGAGGTGTAAACCCCACAACATGAAAAGTGGCCTAAGGTTTCCCTTAGTCACAACGGCCAGGTTTTCCACATTCTCCTTTAATCCAAAACGACGTATGACTTTAGGAACCCAATGAAAGAGGGATTTATACCTTCGAGTAATCGGACCTTTAGAAATGCGTCGCCCCAGATACCATTCTGGGGGGGAGTTTTGGGAACCATCCGTAGATGGCGAAGGTTGAGACGTAGGACGTGAGTCAGACGGACGAGCCAAGACCAAAGGTCTGCGGCCAGAGTTAAGGGATTGCCTCACCAAGATTATATAATCTGGTTCCGTTAGATAAAGGATATTTCCTGAATCAACGGGATCGACGAGTGCATATTCACCTGCCTCTATCCGATCCCAATTGACCAGTCTATAGAGACGGTGAGTTGGATTGGAGAAAACGGTACAAGAAGTATGGAACATTTTTACGAAAGTCATAGTGTTTATGATGATTAATTTAAGTGTAGGATACACCGGAGAAGTTGGATACCTTTCTCTTACCCTACAGAGTGTAGGCGGGAGCAGGCCCCGAGGTAAGGCTTAATTCAATCAAGTTTCAAGAAGAAAAATTAATTACTTCTATTCCCTAATGATTGGATTCACCTGGTAAGTCACCGACTTCAACAGGCCTGTCCATGACTTTCGGAACAGATTCAGAGGTACTGATGTATAAAACATCAATAAACCTTAT